AGCTGCTCAGAATCGCTTAGCCAATGCTTTAAGAAATGTTACTGGTGCTACTGATGCTCAAATCGCGTCAGTTGAAAAGAATATCGAACAAATGTCCTTGGCCTTTGGAATCGCCGATGACAATCTTCGTCCAGCTTTCCAGCGTTTAGCAACTGCAACTGGCGATTTAAGTAAAGCCAACGACTCGCTAGGTCTAGCTCTCGATATAAGCGCATCCACCGGAAAATCAGTTGAGGCAGTTGCCAACGCGCTATCTAAAGCGTATGAAGGCAACACCGGAGCGCTAACTCGACTAGGTGTTGGTTTATCCAGCGCTGAAATCAAATCTCTTGGATTAGACGGCACAATGAAGCAACTAGCCCAGACTTTTGGTGGTGCGGCAACTGAGCAAGCTAATACTCTTGAAGGTCAAATAGATCGACTAAAGATTCGTTTTGATGAGACTAAGGAATCTATTGGAGCGGCATTATTACCAGCCGTTAAAGCCTTTATCGATTACATTGTTAACAGATTCATCCCATTACTTATCGAAGCTAAAGATAGAGCCCTAGCACCTATCAAACAGGCTTTTGAGGATAACAAAGAAGCCCTTCAAGATTTGTGGGCGTTCACAAAAGATTACCTAGTTCCATTATTTGAGTTTACTTTAGTCCGCGCTATTGAAGGCGTTGGAAAAGCAATCGGAGCAATAACTAACATAATTGGCCGAGTCGTTACTGAAATTAAGGCGCTTGTCCAAAATGCCGTCGATGCCATTAACTTCCTTATTGCGCAATATAACCGTCTTCCATTTCCTAATATCAGCGCATTATCGCTAGGCGGTGGCGGTGGAGCAGTAGGCAATTTCCAAATGAGCACAGGATCTAGTCTTGGTGGCGGCGCAGCTAGTGCAACTACTTTAAGCGGACTAGTAGGCGCTCTTGGTGGACTTGGCTCATCAGTTGCAGGATTATCAGGCTCGGTTGCTGGAACTAAAGGTGGCGGAACTCCGGGTCAATTAAAATCCTTATCAAAGATTGAAAAAGATTTTGCAACACTTCAAGGATTAGTTGCTCAATTAACTGGTGAAACTCCGCCAAGCATCAATCAAACTTCGGCTGAAGATTTACGATTTGGTAGGGCAATTAACATAAACGTAAACGCTCCATCCGTCATAGATCAAACCGGATTCACTCGGGCAATGATTGATGCTCTAAACAGCGTAGAACGAAGACAAGGCGCTGGGGCGAGCCAGTTGATAGGTCTTTAGTTAATGACGTTATGGAATCCTGAATATCGCGTTAAGGTAAACGGCTCGACCGTCACATCCGCGACCTTAGCTGGGATGACAATCACAAGCGGCCGCAGCGATATTTATTCACAGCCTACGGCTGGGTATTGCAATATCTCTTTGCTAGAAACAAATGAATCGGCGATTAACTATGAGCTCAATATGCCAGTTACCGTTGAAATCAAAGACTCAAACGGCGACTGGGTTTTCTTATTCGGCGGCTTCCTTAGCGACGTAGCAATCGAGGTAGCCAATAGCGGATCAACAGCTCTAAGCCAGCGCGTAAACATAATAGCCATTGGCTCACTAGCTCGTTTAGCTCGAGCCGTATTTGATGGCAACATTTCATCCGACCAAGATGGCGACCAGATATACGCCATTCTTTCCGGAGTTCTTTTTGATACTTGGGATGAAGTGCCAGCAGCTTTAACTTGGAACGATTACAATCCGACAGTAACTTGGGCTAATGCGCAAAATAGTGGTTTAGGGGAAATTGACCGACCGGGCAACTACGATCTTGACTCTCAAAGCAATGTGCTAAATAACGTCTATGCCATTGTAAGCCAGTTGGCAACTTCCGGGCTTGGTTATATTTATGAAGATGCTCAAGGCCGGATTGGCTACGCTGACTCGACTCACCGAGGCGAATATCTATCGGCCAATGGCTACGTCGATCTCGACGGCAATCACGCAACTGGCCCGGGTCTCAATATTGTTAAACGCGCTGGGGACGTTCGCAACTCAATTACCATCAGTTACACAAGCTCAGGCAATTCTTCAGTTACCGAATCAGACGCGGCTTCTATTTCCGAATACGGTCAATTAGCAGCAACGGTGGCAACAACCCTAAAAAATCAAAACGATGCTGAAGATCAAGCCGACTTTTATTTAGCCATCCGAGCCTATCCTCAATATCAACTTAGTCGCATAACTTTTGAGATAGGAAGCCCGGAGATTGACGACACCGACCGGGATGCGTTACTTAACGTCTTTATGGGCTTACCGCTTAACATTCAGAATCTTCCATCCAATATGGTAAACGGAGAATTCCAAGGATTCGTCGAAGGATGGACTTGGCGAGCTGGCTATAACCGCCTAACCCTAGAACTCAATGTCTCACCTATAGCATATTCACTCCAAGCCTTCCGCTGGAATAACGTTCCAGCAACCGAGACTTGGCAAACAATTAGCCCAACCTTGACTTGGCTTGAGGCTACAATAGTCGCCTAAAGGAGAACAATGGCAACCACTACGAATTATAGCTGGACAACGCCTGACGATACGGCGTTGGTTAAGGATGGAGCCAGCGCGATACGTTCGCTTGGAACTGCGATCGATACAACAACAAAAAATCTCAACCCACAGACAACGACTGGCGCTATTGCTTACAGATCGGCAACATCAAACGTCAATACTTCATTGCCTATTGGAACAGCCGGACAAGTTTTAACAGTTAATTCGGGGGCAACTGCTCCTGAATGGGCTACTCCGTCAAGCGGTGGTATGACTTTAATTAGCACTACTTCGCTATCCGGTTCATCTTCAATTTCTTTATCTTCAATTCCTTCAACTTACATAAATTTGCATCTTGTTATCATAGATGCGAGCGTTGCAACGGGTGGCAATTGGCGATTGTATGTCACTCCTCCTAGTGGTTCTGTATATGCTGTTGGCATAACTGGCGGTGGTACTCCGCAACAACAAAATGCAGTAACAAACATAGGAGTAACTACTATTTATGCAGATACTGCAACAAAAGCGGGTTATTATTTAACGATTAGTCAATATGCGTCATCAACTTACAGAAAATTTTTCCATCTTTTTGGAAGTCAAGGAACAAGCGAAACGAATGGTGTAATTGAGGGTGGATGGATTGACAGCACATCTGCTATTTCATCTTTAACCATTACTAATTCAACTCCGACAAATTTTGATGCTGGAACTGCCCTACTTTATGGAGTGAAATAATGACATACACTATTAAAGAAGTTAATTGCGAAACAGGCGAAGAGAAAATAAGAGAAGCAACTGCTGAAGAAATCCAAAAGTTTGATTCAGCCAAAGAACAAGATGAAATTCGTCAAGCCGAAGCCGCAGCGAAAGAAACCGCTCGTCAGGCTTTACTAGACAAACTTGGATTAACTTCAGAAGAAGCCAAACTACTTCTAAGCTAATGGCAAAACTCTGCAAAGCTGGAGTTCAATTAAGGGAGCAAATTGACGATGACTATCCGAGTCGCGATAGGCGTAGCGATGGCTGGATTGCTGACGCTCGCCATCTCGCTAAAGGTTCTTCGGATCATATCCCAATGGATGGAATCGTCAGAGCTCTCGATATAGACAGCGACTTAAATGCCCATCCTGAAGAAGCTCACACACTCGCCGACCAGATTAGACGCTGCGCTAAACGCGGAGATAAGCGAATCAAATACGTCATCTACGACGGCAGAATCGCATCTTCAATCCTTCGATGGAAGTGGCGAAAATATAATGGGACTAACCCTCACCGCTCACATCTTCATATCAGCTTTACGACCCTAGGCGATAAAGACGGCTCGTTCTTTCAACTCAACCCAAAGGAGACAAATGAAAGCGCTAATTGAGAAAATCAAAACTCCACAGTTTAGAGAAGCGTTTAAGGATTACTGCCTAGCAGTTGCAGCTTCCGGCGTAACTCTTGGAGTCTCGTTCCTACTCGACTTTGCTCCCGAATATGCCGTTTTGATTGGCGCTATCACAGCTCCAGCGCTTCGATGGGCAGATAAGAACTCCCCGGAATATGGACGCAAGTAACATCGCTGGCTTCGTCGCATCCGTCCTTGGATCGATTGGCCTACTAATTGCCGGACTTCGCTACATCATAAAACTTGAAAACCTTCCGCTGATTTCGCGGCTTGACAAGTTAGAATCTACCCTTGAGACAGCTCTAAGGGAAAGGGTCACAAATGGCACAAAGAAGACGCGTCGCTAAGAAAGCGCCAAAGAAGCGTAAAGTCCGTAAGCCGCGCACAGTAGCCAATCCTTTTCCAACAAAGCTAGAGCAACGATTTATCGAATCGAAAGCCATTTACGACGCAGCTTTAGCAGCTGGTTGGAAGGCTGACTTCGCCTTGGCTTTTGCTATGGAACGCGATTCTTGGCCGGACTGGTTTGTAGATCCGGCTGACCCAATCAAGAAAATCGGTTGGGAAGACGGCGAGGAAGATATCTAATTTACTTCCGAGAGGTCGAATTATTCGAGGCGCTAAAGGCCGAATTCCCGGACTTAACGCCACTATCAGCGACCGACCGAGCCGACGGTATAACCTCAGACGCTTATATCGAGCTTAAGTGCCGTAGAACCCACTACGACGAGTTAATGATTGAACGTAAGAAGTGGGACTACTTGGCCGAAATAAGGGCTAGAACGGGCGCTAGGACGCTTTATATCAACGCTACGCCTAAGGGTGTTTACCAGTTCGACTTAGGGGCTATAAACGCCCCTGAATGGCTTTTAAGGACGCTTCCCACAAAGACCGATTTTGCCGGGTCTGAACAGATTCAAAAGGAAGTCGGCTTTCTAAATTGCCGACACGCCACCTTGCTTCTTGTCTAAATCGATTTAATCTGCAACCCTTATCTAGTAAATCCAATTACCTAGGGTTTACAAGGGAGCAAAATGCTAAAAATAGAAGCTGAAAATACCTTAAACGCAGCTGAAAGCTATATTGGCAAAGGTTGGGCGGTTATGCCTTGCCTACCAAAATCCAAAGAACCTCATTTTGGTTTAATCAAACGGGCTTATTTGGATGCAACAAAGGATTTGGATTTAGTTAAATTTTGGCTGAATCTTGATCCAAATATGAATTTAGGCGTTAGCGCCATTCATTCAAATTTAGTGATTCTCGACGTAGATTTCCGCAACGGCGGTAAAGTAGACGATTCTTGGGATCAGACCTTTACCGTCAAAACCGGAGATGGCGTTCACCTTTATTATCAAGACACAAATCCGGGGCAATATAGAAGCGGTATCACCGGAATCGATGTCAAATATAAGGGTTATGTAGTTACTGCTCCGTCGATACATCCAAGCGGAAGTCATTATGAAGTATTAAACGACATAAACCCAATTCCGCTTCCTGAATTAGTTAGCGAGCAGATATGCAAACTATCCTGGTAATCAATTTTGACACTCAGTCTGGAGCTTGGACTGATGGCAAGAATTACGTCAAAGGCCAGTTGATTCGTCGTTATGCGATGGAGAATCTTGGACGCAAAAGTGTGCGCGGTCGCCTATCGCGTAAAGAAATTTCTGATTACTGGTTGGACAGATTTGGGGTGAGCGCCGATGTTAAGTAATTTAGTTATTTACGGCCTATTGGCTTTTATCCTCTATCAGCAATATAAAGCTGAACAACGCCAAGATGAATCATTCCGCAAAGGATATGAAAGGGGGCTGAAGGATGGACGAATTAGCCGACCGTTCGTTAAGTGAGTGGCTTGAGATTGCTGGCGACACCTTACGGGAAAGAGGGTTCGCGTATGGTGATCCGAGATGTCACTTACTACGCGTTTACAACATCTGCCGAACTCTCGGTATTCAGCTCAGAGACCCATCTGAGTTGGCATTGGTATTTATCGCGGTCAAACTCAGCCGACTTGTGGAAAGCCCGAGTAGGGAAGATTCGATTATCGATTTGCTCGGATATTCCACTATTTTGGGCCAACTCCGATTTACCGATTGGAGCGACTTTGACCCTACTGCGTAACACAAACAAAGACCAATGGTGCGATTACTGCAAGCAAAAATGGGGAACAGTCAAAGGCAATCAATGGCATCCAAACGCTATGAAAATGGCTTATTGGAAATGCATATCGGCTAGTCCGATGAGAAGAAATCAAGTGCGCTTTTATTGTTTGGAGTGCGCTGCTGATTTACAAAACTGGCCTGACGGTCAGTTCTATTCATTAAAAGAACAGCTGATGGATGGACTCCACAGCGTAGCAACAAGGGAGCAATTAAATGTCGAATTACCTAGATGATTATGTTGGAACTTGGGAACGCTTTAAGCAATTTGCCCAAGAAAATCCTGATTACCGAATTAAGACTCACGTCCTCGAGGAGTCATTAGCAAAGGAGTGCGATGTCTATATCGTCAAAACTGAAATCTATCGAACTGAAGTTGATGCTAATCCTTGGACGACGGGTCTATCGTCGGAATCAAAGTCAAAGCAATATGCACTTGAACTTGCAGAAACTGGCAGCCTATCAAGAGCTCTCAATCTTGCAGGATACCTGGCTAAGCCAAATGGGGCTAAACCCAACCAGAGTCACAATAAGCCAATCCAAACAACAAATCCAAAATTGGCAGAATTCATTAAAGAGCAGCGGCCGGACGATCCGGAGCCAATAGTGCATAACATTGACCACCTAATTGAAACGCTAGGCGCTGAGATAGCCGATGAAGTTCCAATTTGCAACCACGGCGCAATGGTGCTCAAGACTGGCAATAAGGAAGGCAAGGACTATCGAGGTTGGGTCTGCACTAGCAAAGACCGCCAAGAACAATGCCCGGCTAAATGGATGAAAGTCGATGAATCCGGCAAGTGGGTGTTTAGGAAGTGATTGGGGATTACCATCCGTTCAAGTGTGGGACTTGCAAAGCCACTACAGCTCATAGGCTTTTAAAGACCTACGATTGCCCGGATATACCCGAAGCGCCCGGCGAGGTATGGTTGGTTGAATGCCAACGATGTTTTGAACAACGGATTATCTATCCAACCGAGCGCTTAGCCGCCAAAGAAGATGACGTTCATCGTTGCGACCAATGCGGCAATTACAAGATGAAGGCTCAGAAATGCAAAATCTGCCGTATAGCAGCTGGACTGGAGAATATCCAAGTCAAGATGTTTAACGGCCATAAGGATTGGAAGCAAGATGCCGACCTATGAGTTCAAATGCCCTAAGTGTCAAATAACGGTAGAGAAGCAATTTAACGTCTATTCTAATCACTCAATATGGTGCTCGGATTGTCAAGTGCTTATGGAAAAGCAATTCTCAAGCCCGGGCATTATCTTCAAGGGAGACGGGTGGGCAAGTAAGGAGTGAGTAAGCAGCATAGCTTGAAATACATCCATCAGTTACTCGACTGGGGATTTAGTATGGAGTTCATCGCCAAGGATTGCGGCATAACAGTCGAGTCCTTGGAGATGCGACTCTATCGGGAGAGGAGAAGAAATGAGCATAAAGGAAGCAAGCCTAAAACTAGCCGCAGTTACCCTAATCGCAGACGAAGCGAAGCGAGCTAAAGACCGCCTACGAGCCGAACTGCAAGCCGAGATGGATGGCATTGGGGCTGATCGGATTAAGGCTGAATTGGATGGTGAGACGGTGGCTTATGTGACTACCGTTCAACCTAAATTCAAGTGGGAAATAACGTCAGACCGTAAGTTTATTGAATGGGTAAAGAGTCAAATGCCTAGTGAGATAGTCGAAACGGTTAGACCTAGTTATGTTGATTATGTTTTAAGCCATCTCAAATACGTTGATGATTTAGTTATTGCGCCTAATGGTGAGATAGTGGATTGGGCGGTTGGTAGTGCGTCTGAGCCATATTTGACTACTAAATTCAGTGAGGATGGTAAAGAGAAAGTAAGAGAAGCTCTTATTGGAAAAGCCATTGAGACAGTTGAAGTATTAGAGTTGAATTAAATACTAATAAAACTTGTCTCAGTATGTGAGATGATAGGAGAATTGATGCGTAAGCGATTTGACTAGTATGCTAGCCTCGGAGCCGACCG